CTTCTGCGCGTGGGTGACGTCCACTAACAACCGTCTATACGTTGGCTGGTTTGGTGTCCTAATGATTCCAACACTACTGGCCGCAACTATTTGTTTTATTACCGCGTTCGTCGCAGCGCCACCTGTAGATATTGATGGTATCAGAGAACCAGTTTCAGGCTCCTTGTTGTATGGAAACAACATCATATCGGGAGCCGTCGTTCCGAGCAGCAATGCCATCGGACTACACTTCTACCCAATTTGGGAAGCTAATACACTTGATGAATGGCTCTACAACGGGGGTCCATACCAGCTCGTCGTATTCCACTTCCTCATTGGCGTCTTTGCTTACATGGGACGCGAATGGGAACTTAGTTATCGACTAGGGATGCGCCCTTGGATCTTTGTTGCTTACTCAGCTCCAGTTGCTGCAGCCACTGCAGTTTTTCTTGTATATCCTTTTGGACAAGGTTCTTTTTCTGATGGGATGCCCCTTGGTATCTCTGGAACTTTCAACTATATGCTTGTCTTCCAAGCGGAGCACAATATTCTCATGCACCCGTTTCATATGCTGGGCGTTGCTGGCGTATTCGGTGGGGCTTTGTTTAGTGCTATGCACGGAAGTCTGGTCACATCTAGTCTTATTAGAGAGACGACTGAGGAAGTAAGCCAGAACTATGGCTACAAGTTTGGACAAGAGGAAGAGACTTATAACATTGTTGCCGCTCATGGATACTTTGGTCGTCTTATTTTTCAGTACGCTTCTTTTAACAACAGCCGTAGTCTCCACTTCTTCCTTGCAGCTTGGCCTGTTGTTGGCATCTGGTTTGCTGCTCTTGGTGTATCTACCATGGCATTCAACCTGAATGGTTTTAACTTCAACCAATCAATTACTGAGAGTCAAGGTCATGTGATTAACACATGGGCTGACATTCTCAATCGTGCCAACCTCGGCTTCGAGGTAATGCACGAACGCAACGCACACAATTTTCCACTTGATCTTGCAGCAGCAGATACTACTCCTGTAGCACTGACTGCTCCCTCTATCGGATAACTATCATGGGACTTGCTTACAATCCTAAAAATCGTGCTAATGATTTTCAAGTCCAGTATGTCGTGAAGACTACTGGTGACCAATGGTTCAATGTGACCACTGGTTATGGTGACAACTTCAGTGACGGTACCAGTGCACAGCGTGTTGCTCAATGCGACGTGCTTGCTGGTGATACTGCTGATGGCACACCTGTTGCTGCTGAACTCGTAGCATCCTGATCACTATTCGTACGTTCATCCTTCGGGACGCATGTTGCTCAAGCATGGAACGGGGCTTGAGTTTATTCTTGTACGAACTATGTCTATTAATCTCATTCGTTTCCTCGCCTCACTGAAAAAGCGTGCTCAGCGTTATCACACTGATGCCCTTCGTTATCGTGGCGTGATCTATAAAGAGATCGACTGATGGTGTAGGGGAGGTTCGATTCCTCCCCCAGTCATTGGCTTTTGGCCCGTACGCGGATACCCATTAGCCGTCTAGACGGTGGGACAGACCACACATATACAACTAAATATCTCTGACGTCAGAGAGGATGCATATACAATTCTCTCTTTAAAATGGCTAACACTACAATTACCCCGATTGGTTCGATTAACTCGAACCCGTCAACTCTTAACCTCACCCAAGGTGGGGCTAATTACGATGCTAAGTACGCAACTTACCTGAAGCTTTTTTCCGGTGAGATGTTCAAAGCTTATGAGTCTGCTTGTATCGCTAAAGGAACTGTTCAGAACCGTACCCTGCGTAACGGTAAGTCGATGCAGTTCATCTTTACCGGTCGCATGACTGCTGATTACCATGTCCCTGGAACTCCGATTCTGGGTAGTGGTGATCCCCCGGTGGCAGAGAAGACCATCATCATGGATGACCTGCTGATCTCCAGCGCCTTCATCTATGACCTCGATGAGACTCTCGCACACTATTCTCTGCGTTCCGAGATCTCCAAAAAGATCGGCCATGCTTTGGCTGAAGCCTATGACAAGAAGGTGTTCCGCACCATTGCTAAGGCTGCTCGTGAAGCACATCCTGTGACCGCTGCACCTGGCCCCGAGCCCGGTGGTTCGATCATCCAACTGGGTGCTGGTAACCAGTACTCCGCACAACACCTCGTTGACGCCTTCTTTGAAGCCGCTTCGATCCTGGATGAGAAGAATGTGCCCCGTGATGGACGTACTGCTGTCCTGTCTCCTCGCCAGTACTATGCACTGGTTTCACAGGTTGACAGCAACATCCTCAACCGTGACTTCGGTAACACTCAGGGCAACCTGAACAGCGGCGAAGGTCTGTACGAGATCGCTGGTATCTCTATCAAGCGTTCTAACAACCTGCCGTTTATGGTTACCGGTACAGGCGCAAGCGGCGCTGTCGCCCGTGTTGACGGTGAGAACAATGATTACTCTGGTGACTTCACCAACTCCTGTGGCCTCATCTACATGAAGGATGCCGCTGGTGTTGTCGAGGGAATTGGTCCTTCTGTCCAGACCACTGGTTCTGACGTGAAGACCATGTACCAGGGTGACGTTATCGTTGGTCGCCTTGCTATGGGTGTCGGTACTCTGAATCCTGCTTGCGCCATTGAGCTGCAAGCTGGCTGATAGGAGGTAACCCATGTCTATTCGTCCTGGAAACATTGGTTCTATCAAAATCAATACTGGTGTAGGTGCAGTTATTTCTGAGACCTACAATCCTCAAACCAAGGCTGAGTATGGACGTGGTGGCTCTGTGGGTCTCGCTTATGGCGGGACCTATGTAGCAGCTACTACTCAGTCAAGTCCTGAAGCTCTTCCGCTGCAATAATTATGGCTAACCCAACTACAGCTGCTGGAAACAATGGTGTTTCTGGCTCTACATCCGGCATTTCCGGTGGTAACACTGCTATCCGTAAGTCGGTAGCTGAGACGCAAAAAGGATATGGCTCTGCTGTATCTGCGTCTACCGTTTATAGCGAGACCAAGAACCTTCGTTTCGCCTATCACACTTCTGAGTGCGACTCACCTGCTATCAGTCGTGCATGATTTTAGGGGACCTTCGGGTCCCTTTTTTTTAATCCTTATTGAGAATAATAATCAATGGCAAATAAGCAAACATCATACAGAGAATTACCAGCTTCTCCTACTGACGATCAGAAGGCTGCTGTTAATGAGCTGCTTCAATCTATTGGTCAGGCTCCTGTAACTACCCTAGACACATCAAACCCGGACGTTTCGATTGCTTGGAATACTTTGGTCTCAACCTCTAGAGATGTTCAAGCTGAAGGCTGGTCTTTCAATACGGAGAAAAACGTCAAGTTCACGCGCTCTGCTACGACTGGCTATGTCAACTACATCTTGCTTCCTGCAAGTGCAACCATTCTCAGGATTGATCTTGCCAATAACTTAGAGAATCTGAATCACGATAGTGTCCTTAGAAGGGATTCCACTAATCAGTATTTTCTCCGTGACAAAGCAAATCACACAAATGAATGGACATATGATCCATTGTGTGACGTGGTTTATTACTTCGATTTTGAGACTGTACCTATTCCAATCTTAAATTATATTATTGCAAGAGCTTCTACTATTTGTAGCTCTAGGATTACTGGTGATAGCGCACAATATCAAATGCTAAAAGAGCGGGAAGATTACTGTCGTATCCAAGCTATGGAATATGAGACAAGTCAGGGTGACTATTCGTTCTTTGGTCACGATACTCATCTTAGATCCTACACACCTTATCAACCTATTGATTCACTGAGACGGTTCTAATGGCAGCAGTATCTCAAACTATTCAACAATATTTAAATGGGGTTTCACGAGAACCTGACAAAAATAAAGTACCAGGCTCTGTTGACGAAGCTATCAATGCTTACCCTGATACTACGTTTGGTCTAATCAAACGTCCTGGAACTTATCACAATGCAGAACTAGGAAACTCATCGGACCTAGATGGTGCATATTTTTTCACCTTTAACTTCGATGATTTTAGTGAGCAATACATTGGTGCTGTCCATGGTCAGACACTTCAGATTTGGAATCTAACTACTGGTTCCTTAGCTACTATTCTCGATTCACCCGGTGGTAGTGCACTGGGGACAGTTGCGTATTTAAATGCAACCAAAGAACAGTTCAGATACGTTCAACGTCGTGATGTCTTGTATTTGTTGAATACAAGTCAGACGGTTGCTATGTCAGCTGCTACTGCACCAGGAACTCTTACAGGTACTGTCAATACTTTGTCTGAGCTTCCTGCAGCTAATACTCTTACTGCTGGCGATATCTATCGAATCAATGGAATTGATGGAGCTGCTGACGATTATGTCATCCAATGGGATGGTACTACTTGGTCTGAAACTGTTCTACCAGGTGAGTTGATTGGCTTTGATGCTACGACTTTACCTTATACACTTACTCGTACAAGTACTGACAATTTTGTCTTTACGACTTCTGCTTGGAGTAATCGTGTATCTGGTGTTGCTGGTAATACCGGAACAAGTAGACAGCCTTCATTTGTAGGGCAAACGATTTCTAATTTATTCTTCTATAAAAATAGACTAGGTTTTGTTTCTGTTGACAATGTGATCATGAGTCAACCTCTTGAGTTTTTAAACTTCTGGAGGAACAGCTCCTTGACATTGTCTGATGCTGACCCTATTGATTTAACCGCATCTAGTCTCGATGACGTCAGCTTGTTTGCTGTTCAACCTATGACCCAAGGTCTTGTCTTGTTCGGTACGCGAGAGCAGTTTGTCATGACCTCTGGTAATAGCAATGTACTCACACCAGCCACTGCATCAATTTCTTCTATATCTCAGTATGAAGTCTCTGATCTTATAGACCCTCTACTGATCAAAGACAAGATCTACTTCGTTGCAAAAGCAGACAGTTACTCAAGGCTTATGTCAATGCTTACTCGTGGAGATAATAATAACCCAGTTGTAATTGACGAGAGTAAGATTGTTACTACTTGGTTGCCAAAAGATCTTAACCGTGCATTTAGAAGCAACCAAAATGACTTTATTGGGCTAATTGACAATAGCAAAAACTATGTCTATTTCTTCCGATCTCTCAATGTGTCGGATCAAACCCCTCTTAAGTCTTGGTTCAGTTGGGAACTTGCTGGCAAGGTACTCAATGGATTTGTCAAACAAGATTCTATTCAATTTGTTATCTCTGCAAATTCAAGGGTTTCAGTAGTTACTGCGTATATTAATCCTAACGAGGATAGACAGCTCGTTGTTACTGATAAAGGTGTTGTCACCAACCCGTCCTTAGATTATATGCAGGAACCTACAGGCGCTAATAAATCAGTTAGCAATGGTATTACTACCATTACGTCCTCTGTTACTGACCCTAATAACCTTAATTGGACACCTGTAGTTGTAACTACTTATGATTCAGGTAGCTCGTCATCATCTAATGGTAAAATTTATACAGTTACTAAGGTGAATGATACTACCTATACTGTTGACGAAGACCTATCTTTAACTGATATTCAGTTTGGATTTACCTATCCATACACTGTAAAACTTCCCAAGGTTTATTACCGAAATGAACAGACTGCTGACTTTACAGCGTCACTGACTATTTCGAGGTTTAAGTTTGCTATGGGTAAGACTGGTGTAGTTTCTTTTGAGCTACAACCACGTGGTCAAGGTAATTCAGAGACTGTTGGTGGTGTTGAACAATCAAACTGGTATCGACTCGATAGCGCACCAATTGATGATGAACGTATGTTTACTGTACCTGTTCATCAACGCAACGATAATTTTGATGTTGAAATTACATCTACGTCACCCTACCCAGTATCGCTTCTAAGCATGACTTGGGAAGGACAATATTCACCCAGATATTATCAACGTTCATGACAACTGATGCCCAACGTGAAGTCATTCATAATAAGACTTCGGAAATGATTAATAAAGCTGCAGGCGACAATCTTGATGCTTTTGATTACCTAGCTACTATTTTTTTTACGACACGTGTTATCGATGATGTCGTAGATAATGATAGGGAAATTAAGCACGAGTCTTACTTCAAGGCTATGGAAGCTTTGTTTGTTAATCTGCATATGAATAAGTTTTTTCGGAAAAATTATGACATGCTTGTGTCACAACATATCACTATCTGGAACACCTGGCTTGCTGCTAATAAATATGAGCAAGAAGGTGAGTTAATCGATAAACTTCATTCTAGAACTTGGCGTCTTTATATTGATGAATTACTCCCGTTGGTTGCATACTTAACTCAAGGCTACGACAAAATGAAAGAACTTGACCAGGACATTCGGGTCTTTACTGCTCTGTATCACAGAATGGATCCACCTGATTTTGATTTAGAGGAGGTGCTAAATGTCAGGAGGAACTAATGATAAAATTAAAGCATCAAATAAGCAGGTTGGAAAACAGTATAATTATGATCGGAGGATGCATGATTTTACTGCTAAGACAAATCAACTGCGCTATGAGCAGGCTGTTGCTGACACTCAATTACAGCAGGCTAATTATGATGCCCAACTTGCTGCTAAAGATGCCATCAAAGTACAGGACTATCAATATCAGCAAGACCTCCAGCAACGTCAATTTGATGTAGATAACGATGCTTATCAACAATCTCTTGATGACTACGATGATCAAGTCCAATTAAACTCTATGTCTGCAGCTATTGCTAATGAAGCTGCCGTACGTGCCAATCAGGAAGCCCTTATCTCAAGGAACTTTGGTTTAGAGGAAGAAGGGGATCGATACGAACAAGCTATTGACGCTCTTGGGTTTCAAGAAGAAAAGAACTCTAGTACCAAGAGGTTTGCCGAGGAAACCGAAAAGACTGATCGTGAATCGCTTGATAGCAAAAAAACTTTCCTCGGAGTTCAGGACGCAAAAGATCAGGAAGAAATCACAAATCAAAAAATTTATCTTGATGATGCTTCTAACCGTCGTCAAAATATTTTCCAAGATCAAAGAGATAAACTTGACGCAGATATCACGTATTTGAATACATCGCAGCTATTAGATGCTGCTTCTATTCGAAGAGTTTATAATAAGGAACAGGCTTCAAACTTTAACGAGCGCATTGGCCTCCTAGTTAAAAGAGAGCGTGCTTTAGGTAAGGCCCGTGCATCTGGGCGTGAAGGTCTTAGTGCTGACCGTGAAAGTGTTGATGCTTTGTCTGAGTATGGACGCAGCCAAGCTAAATTTGTAGAAAGTCTCGTTTTTGCTGCTGATCAAAGAGATGATGATCTTTTGAAAAGTACTACAACTACAGACTATAAAACAAGTCAGACTGGAATTGACTTGGAAATTAACCGGGAAAATAGAGAGCTTGATACTCTTACGAAGAATCGAGAAATTAGTAAGCTCGATATTTCTAGTGCAAAACTTACCAATGCTTTGACTCAGAATAAAGCTCAAATCGATTTTGAGAAAGACCGAGTTAAAGCTCAGTATGAGAAATCAATTCGTGATTGGGATATTGCTGATAGAGAAAAGCAAAATGCGGAATACTACGAGAAACAACGTAATGATCTGGCGAAACGCAGGATTAACACCACCTACGACTCTGCTGCAGCACAGGTTAATGCTGACGTCGAAAAAATCAAGTTGGATGAGTATGCAGCTAACCTTTCTGCACAAGGTCGTGTTTTGCAGAAACCCAAACTACCTGTACCTCTACCCAAACCCCTGCAAACTCCACGTACCATCTTGCCGGTGCCACAAGCCCCCTTCAAAGCTCCTAAGCCAATTAAGGGTGCTCTCGGTAAAACTAGCGTCTGGAATGATGTCGGTGATGTCGCGAATGTTGGACTCTCTATTGCTGGTTTGTTCATTTAAATTAAATAGAAGCTATGTCTCAATTTAGAGGATCTGCTCGAAGTAGTGGTTTTAATGCCATCGATCTTCCTGACAATGCTAGGCGTGTACAACAGGCTGGCGATAAACGGATAGATGAGCTACGGCGTACTTACGAGAAGACCATTGCTAATAAAGCTGGTGTTGTATCTGACATCGGGGAATCATATAGTCAAACCCGAACTGCCCTTGATCGCAACATCGATTTAACAAATACGTATGAGAAGGCTTACGAGCAAGCTCTACGTAAAAAGTATGATCAAAAACTAAAAAAACAAGAAGTTCAAGACAAGCTTGAACGGTCACGTTATGACCGACTGAGTACCTTCTCTAAGGAGGCTGGCAAGCTTGGTAAGGAGATGTATGAGCAGCACAAGGAACAGCGTCAAAGAGACGGCATGGCACTTGTGTTCAATACTGGTCTTACTGCTGAGGAGTTGCAGACTCTCCGTAGAGGTGAGGATGAACTTCAATCTGAGCACGCTGCTTCAAATGCAATCATCAATCGTTTAAAGCAAAATGGAGCTTCGGCTTCTGAGATCAAACAGATTCAAGAGCTGGATGGTTGGATTCTGTATGGTGCTCAAAAGGAGCTGGCTCGTAGAGGTGGTGATGCTTTCCGTATGCACCTTCAAAACAAAGAGATCAGAACTAAAGAGTACGATCTTGGTGAAGGTAAGAAACTGTCTCTGCAAAAAGCACTGGAGAATGGTGATCAAATTGCTTACAAAACTATCCGTGGCAATATAGCCGGAAAGTTTTTGGAACGTTACCAAGGATATGACCTTGCATTTGCTGAGGAGTATCTATTCCCTGGGATGCGAGAAGTTAATAGAAATGATGACGCTAACTTTGCTTCTGTACTTCAAGAGCAGTTTGAAAAAGAACAGGAGGAGATTTATCAGACTGGCGTTGCTAATATGATTGCCGATGCTAAGGCTGGCAATAGTTTTGCATTACAGGATTTTATTCGTATTGAAAATGGTTCTGATTCTGGTCCTGGTTTAGGTATCCAACGGAAGAAGGTTTTCCAAGCTCTTGTTAAAGGGGTTGAAAGTGGTCTCATTGATAATCCTTTAGACGCCATGGAGCTTCTTTTTAATCAAAAGTTTACGATTAATGGTAAACAAGTATCTTATTTTGATCAATATTATAAAAACGATATTGAATTGATAACGAGTTTCTCAAAGGCCCTCCATGAAAGAAATAGGTTTACAGAAGCACAGCAAAGTCTTGCTGAAAGAGAGTTTGACGACACAAACCTAAAAGCTCTTTTGGGTCAATTAAACGGAGATGGTATTAGCGTCAAAGAACGTGATGATGTCATTCAGCTCTATAAACAAGCTCGTAGACAAATACCTCCGCAGATAATGGATCTGCTTGTTACAAGATCATTACCTATTGATAGAAACCTTCAGTACCAAATGGCATTAGATGAAGCTTCAATGGGTGTAACATTTACTCAAGCCCAGCTTGCAGCTAAGTTTCCCGCTCTTACCCCTACACAACGTCAGCAGTTGGTCTCTGCTTCCAATATGAGTGGCAGTGGTAATGGTGGTACTGGTCTTAAATCTTTTACTAACACCCTAGCCCAAGCCATTAAAGCTGCCACAAATTCTTCTAACCAAATTGATCCTGGTTATATGGCTACCGGCATGATCGGTATTATGGAACGGGAATTTACAGCAGAATTTTTTGCACGTAGAAATGATCCTAAGTACATCGGTTATAAAGACCATGAAATTGCCAAAGAACTTCAGATCAATTACAAAGATGCTTTAGACAAGGGCACAGGTATTTTTGAGCGAATCAAGACTACAGAGGGAAAGTTAGTATCAGGAACAGACGGCGGTTTCGCGCAAGTTGGTCGTCCCCCTGAAGTTGACTCCCCAAAATGGAAAAGCATTGTTAAGTCCATTGATGACAATCCAAATATTTTTTCTGATAAACAGATTTTTGGTGATATCAATGATCCTAATAGCTGGGCTTCAGAGATACCTAAGATCATCAAAACAGGTGAACCTACACCCTGGTTGATGAATTTGTCTCGCTATACCAACAAACCCTGGAAGGGTATTTTCAACCGACAAGCTGCTCTTTATGGTGACTTCCGCCTACCTCTTTCACGTCTAGAAGATGCTGCCGAGGGTATTACTCCTGGATTCAGACAATCTCTTGGAGTACTCCCCACTGCTGCAGGTGTGTTCATGGGTTCTGTAAATCAAGCTCGTGCACAAGGTGCTCAAGGTCTTGAGGTCTATCGTCCTCTTCTGAACCTGATTGCTTCCTACGAGTCGTCTAATGACACTGTTCACGGTGGTTATGACGCTATGAATCTTGGTGGAACACATGGTGGTTCTGTTGCTATCGGCTCTAATACTGGTGCTGTGTACTTCAAGAAGCCTTTGATTCAGATGACTGTAGGGGAGATTATGGATAAGCAAGCAGCTGGGCAGCTTCACGCTGCAGGCCGCTATCAATTCCTTGGTACGACTCTTCAGGATGTTCTTCAAAATGGTAAGCCTGGCGGTATCTCTAGAGATTCTTTGTTTGATGCAGCTACACAAGATAAGCTTGCAGTCACTTATATCCGCATGACTATGCGTGCGTTCCCTGGTGATCCTGCATCTGGTATACGTGGACGTTGGATTGGCGTAAAAGATCACGTTTCATACGATCAACTACAGCAAATCATCGACAGGATCCAGCAAGACACACGAGTACAAGGGACCGCCTTCGCAAACCACG